AAGCCAAGACAAAGCCCGTGTTGCAGGAGATGAAATTAATCAAGAGTTATTTGAATTTCAAGAAGCTAGAAAGCAAGCATGGGCAGCTAGTAAGAAAGACCCTGTTGCAAGAAAGCAAGCTATACGTAAATTTGGAGATGCATCTGACGAGGCTGTGTATAGAGACTATGTAAAAGAAAATGACATGGTTGTTAATCCTATACTTGACCCTGATAAGTTTGACTCTCTCATTGCGGTAGCTGCAGACTTAGCTAAAAAGAAACCTGAAATATTTAAGCGTGGCCTAATGAAACCTAAGAAAAAAGGTGGCAAGGAAAAGAAGGAAACTTTTTCTGACATGATCTTTAGGCTTGCCGTTAACGATGAGTTTGGTGGTGACGATGCCTTAGCAGAATCTTTAGTTAAGTATGGCCTATCGTATGATGACTTTATGTTAGCTGCCGTTGGATCGTCTACTAAAGCTGGTAAAATATTAAACAGATTTTCACAGGCATCAAGGGCCATATCACCTGCTGTAACATCTGTAGCTAAAGATGCTGCAGAACAGGCGGCACGTAACCCCTTTGTACAAGGCTTCTTGAGATTTGAAAACATTCGTAGGGGTTCAATGACTTCTATGGTAAAGACTGCTATGCGTAACGCTCAGTCGGGTGCAATTGTTGCACCTGCAGAAACACTGGCTAAAGTATTTGACAATACTCTAATATCTATGGCTGAGTCATTTCAAACTAAAGGAATAGGTGCTGCCGTTGCAAGTGGTGCAAAGACCCTCACGCCATTAACTAAAGCAGGTAGAGAAAACTGGTCAGGCTCAACTAGATCAATACAAAGAATATTTGGAAATCCTAAACTTGCAAGAGAGCTAACTGAATACGTACTTGATCGTCCAGAGTTTGAGAAAGAGTTCTTACGTATACGGGATAATGTAAACGAGTATAGAAAGTTTGCGGGTAGGGGTGAAGGCGGTGTATCAGATGCAGTATTTTCTAAGATGGAAGATGTTGTAGATGTAATGCAGATACCAAATAAAATACAAGAGTACATGATACGTAATGGTGCATTTACAGGAGAGCTAGAACGTTTAGTTAAAAGAGAATACAAAAAAGAACTTATAGATATACTTGAAGAAGGTGGGATGCAAGACTTACTTAGTAACTCTGCTAAGTATAGACCTAAAGGCGCAAGAACGTTTGAAGATTTGATAACAGATAGTACGGATCATGCGTTAGAGATGACGTATGCAAGTATGCCAGACAACGCACTGCTTGCAGGTATGACACGCTTCATAACTAACAATGGACTTACAGTCTTTATACCCTTTCCAAGGTTTATGTTTAAGTCGCTAGAGATGATGGCCCAGTTTGCGGGTGGCTCTCTTAACCCTGTAATTAAAAGACTTACGGGTGCGGGTATTACTAAGCCCCTAACTAAAAATGAACGCAAGTACATATCACGCAATCTTGTGGGAGCCGCTGGTATATCTGCTGCATTTGCGTATCGTTCTGGTGCAATGACAGAGGATGATGTACCTGCAGACTACAAGAAGATGAACGCACCAGATGGAACTGTAATAGATACTACCGCACAGTTTCCATTACGTCAATTCCTATGGATGGGTGAGGCTGCAAGACGTATAGCTGATGGTACATACTCCGATTGGTTTAACGGAAAGGAAGCGTCCGAAACATTCTTAGGTCAGAGCTTTAGAACTGGTACAGGTAACATATTTATTAATGAAATTGCCGACATAGTTAGTGGTGCTGAAGACCCTGCTGGACAGTCTAAGGCAGGTAAAGCATTAGGCAGAATACTAGGTGACTATGTTACTAGTGCTATTGTTCCATTGACGCAGGTAGTAGATGTACAGAGGGCTACTGGACTACGGACAACTGAGTACGTAGACTATGCAGAAGACACTACAGATCAAGGGTTTATAGAGGGCATAGGAACTCAAGTAAAAAGATCACTTGGATCACGTGGATTCTTGAATTTGACTGACCCATCTTCTGATGAGGATAGACCTATAAGGGAATCTATATTCTCTTCTGATAGAAAGCGGGAGAATGTAGCTTTAAACTTGGGGCTTGGTATATCTACTGTAACTAGGGATGATGAGTATGCAGAGTACATACAAGGCAAAGGATTTACAGAGTTTGAATTGTCTAGTAAATCTAGGACACCATCTGTTAGGAATAGAGAAAACAAACTTATAAGAGGTAGGCTCCCTATACTTGCACAGGCAGCTAAAGAAATAGAGTTGCAGATACGTGCCAGCTACCACCTCTTACCTGACGATGTTAAGAGTAAGTACACTCAATCTCAGTATGTTAATACAGAAATACGGGACTACATTAAGACTGAGATGAAATCTATTCGTGCTGATGTGCGTGAGTTACGTACAATGGGTACTAGTCAGGCTACCCTACTTAGCGAAAAGTTTGGAAGGTTAAACAAGGGCAAAAGAAAAGTTGCAATTGCTAGGTTCCATTCTAATCTGGGTAAGCCACCTAAACTGTCAGACCCCGTAGACTTACAGATGTTAATAGACTTATCGAAATAAGAAAAGGGGGCAACTAAGCCCCCCTTTTTTTGTCTATCTATTGTCTCCGCTACCGCCTATTGTTCCTGCATCTTTCCTAGCTGATAGTTTCTTCTCATTCTGTGAGGCTATCATACCAAGTGTCAGGTTGAGATCAGTTGCAAGTGCAGCGCAGTACCATAACACATCCCCTATCTCACTGGCTATCTGTTCTCGCCAATCCTCTGGCCTACCTTCAGGCCCATCTCTTATTAGTTTCTTTACTTTGTTTGCTACCTCACCTGCCTCACCTGCTAACCCCAGTGCAGGGTACAGGATACGATGTTCAATAGGATAGATGGCAGTCTTAGATGCACTGCGTTGATACGCATTGAAATCAGACATGTTGTATTTCTCCTTGAGGAACTGTTCTACTTCTTGCTCTAGCTTCATTATCCTTTACCCGTTTCAAGTTATCATAGTAGGCTTTGTTGTAGCCCCTACTCCACTCACGATACTGCATCGTATCCTCATGGAAAGGGTTGACGGGACGATTGTATCGGAACCCATCATAACCCATGCTGTGCTGTACTCTTAGGGGTGCATCGTATTTCCCCAAGCCACGTGATGCTCTACTCTTCTTTATCATAGGATGATCTCCTTATGCTACGTTGATTAACTCTGCTTCTACATAGGGTATGTGATAGAACTGCTCACCCTTTAATATGTTTCTGCCGTTTGCTTCTTTTAACTTATCATCTGTAAGCTGTGTACTATCTATACACCACGCCTGTTTCATGTCATCACGAAAGACGTAGAACTTTAGATTGTCTGTATGCTTACTCAGTAACTTCTTCTTACGTTCTGGTATACGTATCTCCGTCCAATGACTAGGCCAATTACTTTTCCATGCAGTTTTTACTTCAGCCTCATTGAAGTATGTTTCTCCATCCTTCTGTGTAACTAAGTCTGCTGCGTAGGACTCTTCATTATTCACAAGGGTATGTCCCTCGCTCTCTAAGTGGCTAGTCAATGTATCTTTTGCAATGCCATCGTACTTGCCGTATAGATTACTAGAGAATGGTTTTCTGTATGCCGCCATGTGTGTTACTCCGATTCTGTTTCAGTTGTTAAGTCTTCTTTTAGTTTAGCTATTAACATATCTCCTGAAGTCTTTATGCTTTGCAGTTGGTATCTTAACTGTGTCTGCACATTACCATTGTAATTAATCTCTGCCAGAATGTTCTTCTGCAAATCTGTGAAGTCATCTGACTCATACTCTACATCGTCTAACGTTACTTTTACCATACTATATACTCCTTTAAGTTAAGAGATGTCAACCATCTCACATGAATCACCACTGCATGCTAACGTCTGCATTGCGTTAGTGTTATCGTCTTTCTCATGGTCGGACAACCCAGCCCAATCAATCTTCTTAGGCATACTCTTTAGTAACACAGCATAGGCATCCTTGTCTACCTCTTGATAGGGTGCTTGCTGATAACTATGGTCTGAGTGTGGCAAGAATGACACACCTGACATCTCATCAAAGTGTTCGTATACAAATGCACCCACTGCCATCCATTCACTATCCAAAACTGTGCAGGTAATACTTGGTTTGTGTTCGCACCAGTGCCGCTGATATGCCAGCCACATTTCTAATTGCTCAATGGCGGTCATGTCGTTACGTGTCACTGAGTTCTTAGGTGACTTAATAGGAAAGCTAAACACTGTAGTAGTATCAGGCTTCATAACACATGCCTCATGTGGCACACCTTGGTCTTTCATAAACTGTGTCAGACCATCTTTGTTATCACCACGTACCGTTCTAATGTAGTAGTTGCTGTGTCTTGCATGTATGCCAGAGGCACTGTCTACCAGTTGTGATACGGTTCCTGATGGCTTAACACAGCTAATAGCTGCCGATACAGGTATGCCCAGTACACCAGCCCACTCTACGTTTGTTTGTATTGCTACCTGTTTAAGATGCTCAAGTGTTTCCGACAGACCTTTGTTCTTAAACGTCATCAATGGATTGTCCATCAGCCCAGTTAGTGACACACCAAGTAGACGTTCTTCGTCTGTGTTCTTCTGCCATATCTTACGTAGGTATGGAAACTTAGTAAGGCTAGACTGTATTGTACCAAGGATGGTAGCCATGCGTACCTTCTCTGATAGAGACTCAAGATCATCAGTTGCTCGTACAACTACTTCAGTTAAATTACAGAATTGATATGGGCGAAGTATGATCTCACTGCACGGGTTAGTGCCGAAGTCATAGTTAGGATCACGCCTACCATTCTTAGCTGCTTGCTTCTTAGATGCCTCACGGTTGAAGATACCACGCTCACCTGACTTACTCTCTACTAGTGACAACCACTCACGCATGAATGTCTCCATGTCAGGCTTCTCTGTATAACAGACTGAGTTGTTAGATAGCGCACGGTGTGCTGCAGTCTCCCACCACTGACCTGACTTAGCGTGACGCATACGATCATCAGATAAATTACTCAATGAAATCATAGCACTACGGCGTACACCACCGACAACTACGATCTGACCAATGAAGCACATGAGATCGTGACACTCCATGCTAGATAGTTTACGTCCTTGTGCCGTCTTGAATGTACCTACAGCGAAGTGAAACAGTTCTACTAAGGGTGCAGGGCCACTGGCTCTACCACCAAATGTCTTGAGCCTAGCACCTGCAGGACGTACTTGACTTACATCCCACTTAGGTATCTCACCTGCCCATAGTAGTGCAAGCACTTGACGTAGTGCCTTAGCCCAACCTTCTTTGCTGTCCTTAACTACTACAGTTGTCTCGCTTACGTATAGCTCTGGTACTTCTGGTAACTTCTGTACGGACTGACGCTCCACGCTGAAGCCTACACCTGTACCGCATAGCAGTATGTACATGGCCTCATCGAATGACTTAGGATCATCTACTGGTAGGTAGCTACAGTTGAACCCTGCAGTGTTGTCCCTGTCTAGTGCTGGCCCAGCCGACATCATGGCCCTCATAGATGGCATAACATCCAGAGATAGTATAGCCTCTTCTATCTTAGAAAACTTAGCTAACGGTAGCTTAAAGGATTTACGTACTACATTATCCATGTATCGTGCTACTGTCTCAGGCCATGTCTCTCTACGTCCTTCACTGTCAAGCCACCTTGCATACCGTGATGTATGTATGAAGGCTTGGTAATCTGTTGGTAAGTAATTGTTCATGTGTATCTACTCCGTTATTGTTTTAATTGATTTAATCGTCATACCATCTACATCGTAGATAAATTCTTGAAGAGCGTTTCTAATTTCATCATTGATAAAATTGTCTGCTGGCATTTGATACTCACTCTCATCTATATCAAGTGCTAGGAATACTTTAACTATCATCTTGATCCTCAATTAGTACGTTGAGATACCACTCTGCTTTCTTCAAATCTTCCAAACCATTCTTGTACTTGTACCGCCACAGGTATTTCATAATGTTACCCTGCAGATAGTAGGAGAACCCTTCCTCTCCTGTAGCTGCACGAATAGCGTCAATACATTCTACTCCCGCAAAGTTGTTGTGGGAAGGTGAGTTTACCATATCATCATCACTAGTATCATTGTCTAGTATACTAGCTGCCTCTGAAAATTTTGTTACATTCATTATCATACTCCCTATTGTTTAA